CGTGGGCCTATTACTACGTTTGCCGGAGAAATATTGTTCCATGTATAAGTTGCAGATGCTACTTGAGTGCCGTTTCTAAATAACGTTTGCTGAGTGGGCAGCACACTCATCCCTAAAATAATTGCATCTGGTGGGTCAGCTTCAGTAACGCTGGATACTAAATTTGGTGTTCTATTAAAAAAGTTTGACCCGTTATGCCAACGTCTTGCAGTGTGCTCTCCGTATACAAGACTGTTAAAATTATCTGCTGATGGCTCATAAATACCAAACGGCCCACCTAATGTCGATGTTGTAATACGCGGCTTTGCAACCACAAGGACTGAATATGTTGTACCGGCAGTCCCCAACGAACCAGTTAAAACGTCTGTCGACCTAACACATGTTACAACTGGCAAAGAGTTTAAGCCGTTACTTGTGTAGGTTGGCTGTGCGCTGGCCGTTGCCTGCGATACGTTCCGACCATTCCCAGACTTGTCATTCCACTGGCTGACCGTAGAGCCGTTGAGCACAATCGTGCTTGCGTCAGCAGCGTCGAGCCAGAGCGCCGTTGTGATCTGTGCGGGTGTCCAGTTTTGAAAACGGGCTCCAACCTGTCTAGGAAAACCAAACCCGAAGCCAAATGACATGTCAGTAAATCCCAACTAGAGATGTCGCCGTCGTGCTCGTTGCAAAAACCCGAATGGCTTGCACCGGAACCACAGATCCCGCCAAAACACCAACAAACGTCACATCGTCGCCCTGTGCTGTCAACACGCGCACATTCCCCGCACCTCCGACGTAGACAACAGACGGATTGGTAAGGTTGACGGTATTACTTGGCGTAATAGCGACTGCCCCGCCCGGATACATGGGAAATGTCGGGCTGTAATTAGTCTTTGCCATTACAGGCTCCTAATTAAGCGCTAACGGGGTTTTGTGCGCCGTTATCGGCTCTCTGGGCGTAAACAACCGTGACGATAAAACGTCCAGCAGTCAGCGTAGCAGTTCCGACAGCATTGCGGATATACACGGTAGTGTCAGCAGTCGTAGAAGTCTGCCAAGCCAGTTGCGTTGCAGCCGTGGCAGTACCACGGAATCGACCGCCGGCGGTCGTTGCGACAGCCGCCATCAACTGCGCACCACCAGAGGCATTCCCAACGGAAACAGTCGTCGTGCCTGCCGTAGCAGCAACTACCTGATCTACAACGATGTCAATAATCTGAGAACCCTGGGGGATGATAAGCGCCGCAACATCGACGTTACCAACAACAGCGCCAGTCAAATCGCCAGTGTCATACGACTGCGACAGAACAACAAGCCCAGTGTTGCGGCCAGCGCCTTCGCGCACAGTGCCAGAACGGATTGGCCCAGAAAATGTCGAAAAACTCATGATGTCCTCACATGCGAGTTACGCGAGCCTGTCTGCATGTCGTCAGCCGGGACTGTCAGACTCGCCGGAATACCCCGGGGTTGTGGCTTTATATCACGTAGGGTCGGTATAGGCAACATAAACAAACTTCCATCCCGCAAACTTTCCTTTTGTTAAGGGGCTGCCAGATTTCAAGGCTCTGTTTACCGTCGGTGGAGTTAGTCCTAGTGCCTCCCGAAGCGCCGTGATGCTTGCGTACACTGTTTCAACAGCCGTTGGACTTATTGCCGCAACGGGCCTAGACATTTTCGCTTTTGCATCCTCTGTATGCCGCTTTCCTAACCAATGCATATGGCTACGCCCCGCCGCAATATTGGCTTTGATCTTAGCAAGCCCCTCCGCACTGACCTTGCGCCCAGGAGCTTTCGGCTTACCTTTCTGTGCTGCACCAATTTTGGCTTTGACCTCGTCCGACAGCGTTTTACCGTACCTATAGTGATCTTTGCCGGCAGCCTTACCTTTACGATTAACACTCACCTTTTCTCTACTCTCTGCAGAAAGCACCATCCCAGAACGTGGAGACTCTGCACAAGCATTAATGTTGTAGCAATCCGGTCTACCGACGCATTGCACAAGCCATGTGTCTTCTATCTGGAGCGGGTTTACGCCGCTAGGAACCTCCTCAATAACTTCAAAAACAAACGCATCCGCACCGTACTTGTTCCAAGCTGCTTGTAAGTGCGGATTTTTATGTACCCCACGCTTAAGGTCGTACTTGTGTTGCCACTCCCTTCGGGCAAAAGACTCCGCACTGCCGATGTAGTAATGCCCATTTGCCATGTTGGTGATCTGATAGATGACGGCCATGTTACTAAGCAATAGAGAGTTGAAGGTGTGTGCATAATAGCACTCTTTTGCTTTGTATCACAGCAGAAAATAAAAAAGAGGGCCGAAGCCCTCTTTTAGCCTTAAAAATCAAGGACTTATCAGGTCGAACCGGCAGAGCCCCAGATTCCAAGAGGATCACTCCAGCCGAAACTGTACCTCTCGCGCGCCTTATAACGCACGTTACCAGTTTCGAAGTCGCCGTCCATGGAGGTGTTCATGGGGGAGCGTTCGAAGTGCTTGAGGCCGTTAGGAACGTCCGTCAGCAGGAACCAAGCGTTAGAGTCGGTCAAGAAGTGGTTAACAGCGTAGCCCTCGGGGATCGCACCCATCTGTTTCAACGCGTTGATGTCGTTGTCAGTGGTCGAGACACGCAGTTCAGTGTCAAGCAGACGCTTGGCAACGAACATCAGTGCAGGAGGGATAATCATCTTGCGGGGCTTGGCAGCGATCAGCAGACCACGCTCGTCAGTCCAGGCAGCGATTTGAATCACTGCGGCTTCCAGAGAGGTCTCGTTGAGATCCACGCCAGTACCAGGGCTGTTGTAGTTAACGGCACCGTTGACCAGAGGGTGACCAACGCGGGAACCGCCAGAGCTAACGCCGCACAAGGAAACACCGTCACCGCCAAGGAAGCCGCCGCTGAACGCATTGTTCAGAACAGAGGCTGCTTTGACTTGCTTGGTGTAAGCCATACCGCGAGCCAGAGCCTTGGTATAACGGGCCGAGAGGCTGTCATACAGGTTGTCTTCAATCGCTTCTTCAGTGATCGAGAAACCCAAAGCGATGGTTTCGTGGGTGTAGCGGGCGGTGAAGGCTTCCTGAGCCGTGTCGTAAGCGATGGCAGCGCCTTCGTTCTTGACAGGAGCAGCGCCAAAGCCAGCCAGCTTGGTTTCTTCTTCGAAGCTACGTTCCGATTTCTCGGTGTCGTAGATTTCCTTGTGCTCTTCGCCGTAGCGAGAATACTCCAGACCAAACAGAGCGTTCAGACCGGGAAGGAGTTCTTTAAGTAATTGTGCGCGAGAAATAGCCATTATTCACTCCTTAGACGCCGGTGGCGAGGTAGTAAGAATGAGTGCCTTGGTTGAACTTCACCAGGATTTCTGGGAAAGCGTCCAACTCAGTGCCAGCAACAACGCCGATGACACGCATTGCCAGCGTAGCGGTAAGGGCCAGCGAAGCGCCGTTAACGCCAACAACAAGGTTGACACCCGAGTTGCCGGTAGAAGTGCTACCAGCAGTGCCGAAGCCCAAAGCAGCGTTCTTGCCAACAGCACCAGCAGCGCCGTTGGTCAGGGTACCGAAAGCGGCAGTGCCTTGAATCTGGAACACAGCGTCAGGATCATCGGCAACGATGATGTAAACATCGGTGTAGCCGTTGGTGATCGCATTGGCGGGCAGGAACTGCGCCCAGTTAGACTGCTTGGTGGCAGGGTTCACATAGCGAACGCCCATGCACACGCCGACGATACCGGCAGTGGTGCCAGCCGTAGGAGTCGCACTGATTGATTGGGGGTTGCCTGCGGAAGTCAACTGGATAACGTCGCCGTTAAAAATAGCGGCGGAGTTATTGGTAGACAGCTTGATCTCACGGGTAGAACCCGCGTAAGTCTGCCCACCGATTAGGTTCACGGGCTTGAGCCCGTAGGGAGAAGCAACAGAGGCCATTTAAGACTCCTAGTTAAGTGCCAGAACCAAACCCAACACCGCGACTCGTCGAGGATTTCTTCTCAGAGAACAGCGGCATACGTGGGTCATTATTTCGCATAAAGCTGTTATCAACCGATTCCATCTGCGCCTTGGCTTGCTTGGCATAGTACTCATCGCGTGACTGCGCGAGTTCTTTACTCATTTTGCAAAGCATCAAGCCGCCGATTTCCACGTTTCCATTTTTATTCCCGAGCAACATCAGCTCAGGATGATCCGTCGCTTTAACCGGCTCCCAGCCTTCACGCAACTTCTTAGATACGTTGGTGGGGTCGGCTTGGCCTAAAACGTGCGTCGCAATCCAGCGATACACATATCCAGGTTCCGGCGTGGGATCAGGGAGGGTACTCGGCGGTACGTAGACAGCACGAGCAGTTTTTTCGCGTGAGTTCAGTTCACGAGGGGTACGGGGTTCAGCCATTTTCAATTCTCCGTTTTAGCGAGTTTTGCAATTTCAGCAGCATACTGTTGGGGGGTAAGTCCGAATTTCCGGGCTAACGCAACTTGCGTCTCCGTCAATTGAACCTTACGAACACCTGTGGAACGCGCCCCAGGAGCCACCACTGTTGCAGGTCGCTTGGAGTTATCGCTTGGCCGACTCTGTGCCGACCCAAAGAAGTCCGGAAAAACCGAACGCATGCGAGCGTCAATCTGCTCGAAATACTCATCTGAGCGAGGGTCTACCCCCGAGTTCACTAGCTTCTGGTGCAGCCCTAGTGAAAAGCTGGTCATGTCCTCGTATCC